AACTCAAATTGGTACCAATAGTAAGGTTTTTTATCTTATCAAGACCAAAATAACCACAATCAGTGTGTTCGTGACCATCTTGAGCCGTTTCCAAATTTGGATACATATACTCATGGGTTGGTAATAAATAGACATACATCAATGATTTAACATCATCATTAGTCTTCTTCCTATTTACTATCACACCTGCTAAATTCAAATCATAATCACTAATATCAATATCAGTTTCTTCATAGAATTCTCTTAAAGCACCTTCTTTAGTTGTTTCCCCTTTCTCAACATGCCCACCAGGAACGGACCATGTGTTGGGGTACGATGCTTTCTGTCCTCTCTTACATAAAAGACATTCTCCATTAACTTTAACTAAAACACCACCGAGTCTTTTAACTTCTTTCATATTTATAAATAATCATGAAAGTAAAAATAGGTGAAAACATTTTCAAGGTGAAGATTGCCGATGATAATAGAAGTCGTGCAATTGGTATGATGGGTAAAACTTTCAACGACAATTTTAACGGAATGTTATTTTTGATGAATGACTACACAAATTGTTTTTGGATGAAAAACTGTACCATACCGTTGGATATAATTTTTATTGATAACCAAATTATATCTAAAATCCACCATAATTGTTTACCTTGTGGTGATAAAGAAGACTGCGACTCTTACTGTGGTCGTGGGTATGTGATACTTGAAATTACTGGAGGTTCTTCCAAAGATTTGGGAATTAACAAAGGTGATGAAATAAAATTCATCTTTGATTAATTCTGTTGTTTGCTCTGAGCAATCTTTTCTTTCAACACTCTAAAGAATTCCTGACCAATCATCTTAACAAATTTGATGTATGGAGCATCATCTCTTTCAGGGTCATACTTGTATGGTCCTGTAGATGGTCTTTTAGCTCTACCCAAAAAGTTCAAACCAGAAATGTTTGTAATACATTTGTGACCACCTGAGTTTGCTTGAATCAAATCCCAAGCATTTACACCAATCTTATCCAAAGTTTCTTTTTCAGGTTCAGTTAGTTCTGAAAATGGTTTGTCAACAATTGGTCTTAACTTTTCCAATATCTGTTCACCACCATCCATCATCATAATTTTACCACCGTAGATTGCATCAAAGTCCTTGAATGTGAATCCTACTGATTCAGGACCCATGGCAGTTTCTGCAATGTATTTGATTGTTGATAATGGAATAGTTCTATCTTGAAGTTGTGACTTCCACTTTTCCAATACCTCATCTTTAATCTCACCTAAGTTAACACCTTTAAGTTCTCTATCTTTCTTGAATGGATTACAAGACGCTTGAACTAACCCTAAAGGCCACATAATAATTAAGAAATCCGCCTCAGGGTTATTTCTAAATGGTGTGTATCTATCGTAAGAACCAGTACCTTTTAATGAACCCATCCCGTATTGAAGGATAATACCATCTTCAACTTTAACGTTCGGATGCTTTGCCATTGAATCCATATATTCTTTAGCATTTCTTTGTAATCTCTCAGGGGTCTCACGAGTATTCTCACTCATCCATTTTTTAATGTTGTTGAGTATCGAATATAATGAAGGTTCTGAATCCATCACTAATGACTCTAAAAAACCTTTTTTGTTTTTAAATGCCAATAATAACTTGTTTGTCACAAGTCCCATCAACATCTTGTTTCGTGATAAATCCTTTTCCTTATCTAGTCTAAATAAGAAATTAACAACATCTTGAGTTGTTAAATCTTGTCTTGCAAAGTCTGCTGAATCCACTGTCGAAATCAACAAAATATCTTTACTTGGGAATAGTTCTTTTGGAGAAATGATTTGTGAAATGGTTTCAACATTAGAACGAGCCTGACGGAACGATTTAGCGGCATCTTTCTCAGCACCCACTTGAGTGTCGTGATGGTCTGTGTGAATCACAAACATTGGTTTACCGTGAGCAAAATCCACAAGGACTGGCATCACATCACCACTCGCATCAGGTTTTTTAACGGAGAACTCTTTTTCACCATATTGAATTACTTCAGAATCTACGACATCAATACCATTGTCCTCAAGATATTTTTTCATTGCAATTGCAGTTGTTACACCATCTAAATCTTGGTGAAAATATATCTTAGCCTTTGGGTATCTTTTCGCCAAAGCTTTGATGTCACGTAAACCCGATTCTTTAATTACCTTTTTCATTAGTCCCAACCAAAATAATGTATAACTTTTTGGAATAAATCTCCATGGTCAGAAACACATTGTTTAAAAATAACTTTGTCATTTTCTGGCATTTTATCCATTGTGTCTTCACCCCAAACACCATCAGCAGGATAAACCTTAATCATATTTTGATAAGTAGCAACTGCTTGAGCACTTTTGGACTTAGGCCAATTACCTATTGAACCGTCCATTACAAGAGGTTTTCCAGCATCGTCCTTAACTCCTTTTTTATTCAAGAAACATTGGATTGCCATATTGTAATTATATCTCTCGATTGTTGTCATGGAATTATTAAAATCCTCCTTAAGATATTGTCTTGAAGTGGCATTTAAGTGCATTCCGAGAATTCTTTTCTTCTCTTCTTCGTTAATAAGAAATTTACTCATATTAATATTTTAAAGTTAATAGATATTTTAATTTATTGATAGTTGCTAACATCTCATCTCTGAGGTTAAGTAAATCACTATCGGTTCTTGAATCCAATCCGTCTGACATTGAGATTAAGAACTCACAGATTCCATCTATGAAGTTTTGCATTGATAAAGATTCTATGTCTTGGAACATAATTGAAAATTCTGAAGGGAATTCTGGTCTACCATATTTACCCATCATTGCTTCGGCAAATTCATCAATAAAATCATCTAGGGATTCATATACGTTTCCGTAAGCCTTGTGTTTAGCATCAAATGTTGTTTGCCAGTGTAAGAATCTAAATTGATTCTGAATTTGGACTAATTTTAAAATATATTCTTCTTTCATTATATTGGACTCAATAATTTAAGTAATACTGAAGTTATTGGTGATTGTGAAATACCTTCTGTATTTCCTACAACAGTTGGTGATTGTTGTGTTTGGGGTTTTTGACCCATTAGTTTTGCAATTTCTTGTTGGTAAAGTGATTGACCTTCTGTAGTTGATGCATATGTCTCAAGAGCCTCCTGAGTTATTTGAGGACCATAAATAGATTCAAATTTATCGGGACCAACAAAATTTGCAATACCCAAAGAGTCTAAAAATCTTGACCAAAACTTTGTTGCCGCAAGTTGTTTGGACAATTGTATATTTTTTTGTAATCCCAAACCTCTTTGCCACCAACGACTCAATAAACCTTTCTGTCTATTAATACCATAGTTTCTAAAAACAGACATACCTGTTTTACCAGCATTCATTGCATCGGCACTAGCTGTTAACAATTTAACATTTCCTTCAATAGTTTTGAAAAAACCACCAATTAACGGAATGTTTTTACCTTTTTCTAATATATTCATCAACGGTTGTGACCACTGATTTGCAGTACTTACGAATTTTTTTGCCTCAGGACCACTTTTAGCAGCTGCTCTTGCAACTTGTACAGCATCTCCCGTAGCCATTGCACCTCTTAACATGTTCAAACTTGTTTTACCTGCCTTAGCACTAATCATAAGTGGTTTAGCCGCCATATCACCCAAAAGAGGTATTGCTGAAACCATTGATAAAATACCAAAGAAATTATCACCTTGGTCGAAGTAAGATAATCCATTAAAAAAGTCCACCATACCTGTTGGGTCAATTATACCAACATAATCAAAAAAAGTATTCCAACCAGTGGCTTCGTTGAGTTGTAGTTTTCCCGCACTTTCCTTAATAACTTTATCACGATAAAGTTTGGTTTTGAGTTCCACAAGCTGTGATTCTGTTAAAACTATTTGGGACATTCTTATTGTTTTTTAATAAATACCCTTTAGATATAAAAACAGACTGATATTTATGATAATATGGTTCAATTAGATATAAAGATTGGTGATACCATTTTAACTGGTAGATTCAAAAATAAAAAGGTGATAGTAAAAACCATCACCTTTGACCAACATGGTATGCCACTTGTTAATGGTAAACCAATATGTAATTTTAGATACTTTAAAGATTAAACCAATTCAAGTTGTTCTTGTTTGAGTAACTCAAATGCTCGTGCCATACGAGTCATTCCAATTCCACCACCAAATCTTTCAAAGAAATTCATTGTTAGGAACTCTTCGAGTTCTTTTTCTACCCTGTCTTTACCAAATAGTTCAAACAACTTGGCGGAATAACCACCACCTTCAATCGTGTAGAACATTTCTCTCATTTTCTCAACATCACATGAACGTTCAGCAGAACCAATTGTTTCTTGACCGTAAAGGATAACATCAACTTTGTTGAATATCTCACCATCTTTGTGTTTCATATTCCAAAATGGATTTGTTCTTTTTGGGAAATACTGTAGTGATACCACAGGACCCTTTTCTTGCCACATTCTTTGTTCATGTTCATTTTCTAAAATAGGAACTCCACCGTATTCTTCACAAACATCTTCATATTTAACCTCTACCTCTTTTTCAAAACCCAAATATTCAAGTAAATCAGACTCTAACTTAAGAAGTTCTTTAATCCCACCTTTTGATTCAAATTCAAACATCGGGAAAATCATTTCATGTCTACCGGGGATTGGGTTTTTTTCTTCACGATAGGAAGTTGATACACAGAAAACTCCATCCCATTGAGGGTTTTTGAGTAATTCGTACTCTAACCACATTTGACCTGTCTGTGGTAAAGGCCAAATTTCTCCGTTGTACTCAAACGTTTTTACTGAGTGAGGATTCTCGCAAGCTGCGAGGATTGATAATCTTGACTGTGTCGGTACTTCAAGAAAATTCCTGTCAAGGAAGAATTGTCTCATTTTTTGTACCAGTTCGTTGTAGGTTTTTGTGTTTTTCATTTTTTTTTGTTTTTTGTTGCGTTATGGGCAAAAAAAAATCCGTCAAATGACGGATTCTTTCTCACACCGAGTGTTTATTTTTAATTTTATTTTTGGTCTTTCGTTTAACCATAATTGAAAATAAATATATTCAATTAGTCCAAAGTTTCAACAGTTTTTTTTGAAAAATCTAAAACTTGTTGTCTTTTTTGTTGAACGAAGAATCCAACTCTTTCATTGGCAATTTTAGCATAATTTGGACTTAGTTCAATACCCACCCATCTACGATTCAATGTCTCAGCAGCAACCATACTTGTACCTGAACCAGCAAAAGGGTCTAACACAATATCGTTTTTGTAAGTGAGGATTTTAATTGCTTTAGTTGGGATATCCATTGAGAATGTTGCCTTAGTCATACTCTTGGTGTCCGCAAAATAATTCCACTGTCCAAAGACCAAATCAATGAACTCACGTTTTTGTTGTTCTGTGTACATCATTTTTGGTCTCATGTTACCATCCTTACCTTCAACTTCACCCATTTCACCAACCCATTCAGGTTGACCTTTAATTGTTTTGATGTGTTTGTTTTTGTATGCCAAAATAACACACTCTTTTGGGTTATAGATGTACGGAGCCGAAGGACTCATCCAAGACCCCCAAGCCGTGGTTCTACTTCTGTGTGGAGATTCTTCTTCAAGGTCAACAACTCCAAAGAACTTGTAACCAATCTGTTTCATGATTTGCCAAACTTCGCTAACCATAAAAATTCTACCACCTTTAGACTGACGGTTAATCTCGTAAGGGATGTTTAATGCAATTCTACCGTCGTCTTTTAGAACACGGTATGCTTGTTCCATCCACGAATATGTAAATTTTGAATATTGCTCCCAAATCATATCATCATCATGTACGTCGTATTCAATTCCAACACCGTATGGAGGTGAAGTCACAATTAAATCCACGGAACCTTCTTCCATGGTTTTCATGACTTCAATACAGTCACCGTTAACGATTTTTCCTAAATAATTTTCTACCATTTTAATAAATTACAACTTTTTTTCCTTGTATTATAATATTGTTTTTTGTTTCAAATTCCAACCAAGCTCCGGAATTTTCAATAAATGTTTTTGTTGGTACTGAAATCTCAAATTCTCCACATCTAATTGAAAGTGTATTGTCTTCTGATTGAATAACCCAACCTATTTCACTACCACCTGACGCAGCCAATTTGTATTTCATGACTCAATTGTTAGAACACCATTCTGTAATATAACCTTATTTGAATTACAAACCACGTGTCCTGTTGGTTTACCATCTACACTAACACCTATAGATGAACTAATAGGACAATTGAACTCAACAACATCAACCTTTAATAGTTGTTGGTCAATAAAAACTTTCCAAGGTTTATCACCGTTTCTATGATTAAGATTATATCTTAGTTCAATTAGCATTCTCTAAATTCTCAATCTTTCTTTGAAGGTACCAAAAAGCTTTCTTCAAATCTTGGAGTTCTTTATCTGTTCCTTTTTTTCCCGCTCTTGAGATATACTTAACAGTATTACCCAAGTGGAAATCCAAGTCCCAAGCCTCAATTACTTTGATTGCTTCATAAAGATTATCCTCACCACCATAATGTTGAGGGTGATTCACCATTTCATTACTCATAGTTGTTCTGTGTTTGTTCAAAAACCCTGTTCATTGGAGAGTTCTTAGTATCAACCTCCGCAAACATATTATGACTTATTTCATCAAGAGTCAATGCAAAGTCTAATGTTTCAGCAATCACCCTCACAATTTTATAAGGGTCACCGTTAGATGCCGGACGACGGTCTTCAACATATCCTTTCCATTCCTTAGATGTTTGAAGTGGAACTCGGATTGATGAACCACGGTCTGATACCCCCCAACTAAACTTGTCAATAGATTGTGTCTCGTGTTTTCCTGTCAGACGAAGATTGTTATCTGAACCATAGTTTTGAATATGAAGTTCATGACGAGTGTCAAACGCTCTGAAGATATTCTTAAAGTAATTCTCACCACCTTCATTTCTCATTCTATCGTTTGAGAAGTTACAGTGTAGTCCTGAACCGTTCCAATCACCCATGACAGGTTTTGGGTGGAATTCAATTTTGAATCCGTAGTCTTCAGACATCTGTTGTAGAATATAACGAGACATCCACAAATCATCACCAGCCTTCTCTTTTCCTTTTGAGAACACTTGGTATTCCCACTGACCCAAAAGAACCTCGGCATTGGTACCTGTAACTTCAATACCCGCCATCAGACAGTATTCCATGTGTTTATCAACAAACTCACGACCATGAACCTGACCGTTACCCACACCACAATAATACTTTCCTTGTGGTTCAGGATATCCATTCTCAGGGAAACCCAAAGGTCTTCCATCTTTCATAATGGTATATTCTTGTTCAAAACCAAACCAAAGACCTTCTTCCTCGTATCCAATGTCCGCACGGGTGTTACTTATGTGCGGTGTTCCATCAGGATGCATAACCTCACATAAAACCAAATATGACTCTAATCGTACTTTGTTTAGTGGATTGTTATAAACTCTAACAGGTTTAAGAATACAATCCGAGAAATGACCCTCAGCCTGTTTGGTTGACGAACCATCAAAGGACCACTCAGGACACATTGATACGGGAAGTGTCTCAGGCCAAAGTGGTATTTTATCAAAATCCATCTGAATAACCTTAACCTTACTACGAAGATTAGGTTCGGGTTGGTATCCATCTAACCAAACATATTCAAGTTTTATGTGTGAAATCATTTTAGTGTAATATAATAATCTTTAATTTTAATTGATTTGGTATAACCATGTCTAACCGAAAAAAGAGGTTCTTTTGTCCAACCCACTTTAAATCCAAGTATTGACATCCAACCATTCTTTTCACCATTCACATATGAATATAGGAATTTTTCTCCAAATTTCAAATGTGTCTCACGAGCAATCTTAGCTCTAATTTTGTACAGTTTGAACCACATAATATTTTGATGCCAATGGAGATTCTGTTATCAAACCTTCTTCAACAAGGTCATCCAATTCTTTTTGTGTTGTCTCTAAATCTTCCTTCAAAATGTATTTTGAAATGTAGGAGATGTGTAGGGGCTGACGTAGTTTAGAGAGTAAACTACTTAGTTTTTTTCCTTCCATAAGATTTCTTTTCTACTTCTTTTGATTTCTTTTTCTTGGTGTCTTCTTCGTGAATTACTTCCTTTTCACCGGTAGACCCCTTGAACTCTGATTTTGGAATGAAAGTCCAATAACCTGTAGACACTCTTTGGTAGGCATCTTTGTCAGATACACGAAGCATATGACCGAGAGCATACCTTCCGAATTGTTTTGTTGTTTTAATACACTTCATAAATTTAATTGTTTGTTTCTATATTGAGTTTTAATTTGATTTGATAATCATCGTGACCTTCTTTGAACAACTCGTAAACCTTGGATGAGAATTCGTCAACAAATATGAACGTGTCCACCTTAGGGGTAAAAAGACCCTTAAGGTTAGATTCGTCCAAATACTTTTTTGTAATTTCTTCGGCTACGTATCGTTTTGTGAATCCCATGTGATAAAATTAAGAAATTGTTTTTAAACTATCAAACGATTCCCAATTTTCTTTTGGAACACTTTGTAGGATATAAGCCAATAACTTACGCTTTATCATTGGGATTAGTGTTTGTTCAAAAGGAAAATTCTCATTGGATTCTACTTGAAACACCGGTAACTTGGTGAAGTCAATTATTTCCTTCCAAGATGTTGACTCCTTAATTAAAGTATTGATTCTTTGACCTTGTGGGTCACCACTCCAAATCAAGTCAAAATAAATTTTTGCATCTGACTTGGTCTTTTTCATTTTTCTAATTGAGTATTCCCAAAGGTATAATTGTTTCTTTGATTTAATTGGGTAATAAATAAACCCGTGTCCAAAACCCATGTTGTCACCATTTTTCTTTTCATTCAATGTGGTCGACTCGTATACAATACTCCAAATGGACTTTCCGATGTTAAACGTGTCCATCAATCTATTACCCGAAAAAACTAATGTCTTTTCAAGTTCATTGTATTCACCGTCCTCCATGGTTGGTAGTTGTTGTGGATGTAACTCTTTTAACAGAATCTCATCATCACAAGACTCAAACTTCTTTTTTGTTTGTAACAATCTTCTTTCCTTAATTAAAGATTGAACATTGGCTAGGTGCAAGGCAAGTTCAACAAAATCAGGATAAATTTCAAACTTATCAAAATTCTGTTCACACTTTTGAATGTAATTTAAAATTGTATATTTGTTATACTCAAAGTCTATTGGTTGAGATAACATCCAATCGGGGTCTAATTTGAATGATTGTTTTTTTCTCCTTGTCATTTCCCTAAATGTAAAAAACCCCCAAAATTATTCAATCCTAACTATGGAATAATATTCACCATTAACTTTTTGCTCATCCACAGTGCCATCATAATGAGATAAAATCTCAACACCATCACTATCAATCCAACCCTCAACCAAATCATCAACATCAACAAAGTTTTCAATTTCCATATCCCATTCTCTGATTGTTGACATAGGATAATCAACCGCTTCACTAACTCTGTCTTCAATTTCGTTCTCAATTGCTTCATCAGGAAAATCCCCTTGTGGGTCAGACTTGATTGATTCATTTTCAACATCCAATCTATCTATACTAGATTCTATAGACTCAATCTTTTTTTCTAAACTTTTTCTTACTGTAGATGGTGATTTCTCCATCATTGATTGGTAGTATTCAATCTCTTTTCTTTTTAATCGAATTCTCTTTTCATTAAGACCTATTTCATCTTCTTGAGTTTGGTCAAGTTCTCTTTGTTCCGATGACAACCAACTCTCAGGGTCTTGATATATTATATCACCGTAATAATCTCTAACGTAATCCTCAAAATAACTTTCATTTATGTAATTTGACATAAAATTATCACTGAACATGTTTTTTAAACCATTATCATTAATAGATTCTTTTGCATATTCCTCAGCAGAACTTCTAATTTCATCCGCAGTACCCACGGCATACTTTTCACTACCCCAACTAATCTCAAAAATATCCATATCATAAAAGGTTTCATTGGTTGGTATAATATCATACACATCATAATATTCATCAAGTTCATTTAATTCTTCTTCAATCTGTTCTAACTGTATTTCCAAATGAGTTTTTAAACCTTTTGTATCTTCTTCTAACTCCGTCTCAATTTGTTGTTTTCTAATTTCTAACTCTCGTTTTCTCTGTTCCAACTCAGGAGTCAAAGGATTTACATCTCCCTGATAAACCAAATGGTCAAAAAGAGCGTGTGCTTTCAAGGCTTGTTCAGGTGTGTTCGGACCCAATTCCCACTCCTTATTTTCTCTATTTAAGTTTGCGGATAAATATTCTCTTTCAGTACTCATTTCAATTGATAAATATTCAGTACATTCTATATTTATTATCAATAAACCTCTAATCAAATAAAACTATGGGATGCGGTTGTAAAAACAAGAACAACACTAACACAAATCAAATTCAAGCGCCGGTGGTACAACCAAAGGCTCAACCTGTTAATGAAAACATCAAAGATGCCATTAAAAGAACTGTAGAGAAATATTACGTTAAGAAGTAAAAATTCTGAGATGTTTTCTTGTAAGGGTAGAGAAATCTACCCTTTTTTTGTATTTATAAATGTATGGCATTTATTGACGTTGCAATTAGAGAGTTTAATGAAAGAGACTACGATATCTTAGAAACGGCATTCAACGATGATGTTTTCTCATTTTTGAACTATGTTAATAAGAAAGGTAGGATTGAGGAGTTGGCGTGGGAAGATGCCGATGATTATTTAAATTATATTTGTCTTTGGATGCTCAGGAATAAACCTGAGTTGTCTAAACAATATGTATTGAACTCATTGAATGATGTAACTTATGAGGATGGTAAGTGGTATTACACAGACTCCGATAGAGGAGAGTTGTCAAAGTTATTTTGTGGAGATAGAGACTTTTCACAGAATTCTATTAAAGAAATATTAGATGGTGAATATGATAACCATTGGTGGTATGAAAGTGATTTGGATTTACACAGTAGTGTGATTGATGATTTAAACGAAAAAAATATTAATCTGTTAATTGACATATTAAATGAGGAATTATCAGGAGTTAAAATATTTTTTGATAATTCAGATTTGTTAGAAACAATTGCTGAAGAGCAAGGTCATCCTGAATATGTAACCGTTGATAAAGAAAATCTCAAAACAATTTTAAAAGATTCTTCAGCGACAAAAGAAATATTAGATTCCGCTACAGATACTGAAGGTAATTTAAGAAATTTATATTCCACAGCACATTCAAACGCATGGGAATCTGACTTATATGAAGAAATTTGGGGAGAACTTGAAACTTATTTTGAAGGTCACGGTGAATACACAACAAAACCTTCAACCTTTGACAAAAACAAAATGGTTCAAACTTGGAAAATCCCAATTAACGATTTATATGGAATTTTAGAAAATTACCTTCAAGAGAATGTAAGATATAACGATAGAACGTTACTTTATTATGGCAACTTACTTAATATAATAGATGAAGAAAATGAATGTCTAAGAATCAGAGTACCTGACTATCCGTCTTGGACTAAGATTAAAGAAAATCTTAATGAATATTTTGGGGATTACATTTAAAGTAATCCCTTTTCTTTTGCCTTAAGAACTAATCCTTCCGCTCTCTCTTCAAGAGTTGTGATGATTTGGTCTTGTTCTTTCAACGCTTCAATACAAGCGGCAATCATTTCTTTATACTTCATGGTGTAATGAGTATCTTCACTACCACCAACAACCTCTGGAAAATATTGTAAAACTTCTTGTGCAATGAATCCAATATTTTTGTGACCCATAGTTGCCTTGTCATCCCAATTGTAATAGAATTCAACCCCACGAATCTTAGTTATTTTATCAAGAGCAGATTCGATGGTTTCGATATTCTTTTTAAGTCTATAATCTGACGGAGGTCCTACAGGACCTGTAGCCCCCTGAGCACCTTGAGGACCCTTTGGTCCTTGTGGTCCTGGAGAACCTATAGCACCTTGAGCACCTTGAGCACCTTGTGGTCCAGGAATTCCTGCAGTACCTTGAGCACCTTGAGCACCACCAGCGCCAGGTCCTTGAGCTCCTTGTGAACCTTGTGAACCTGTCGCACCAGCCGGAGTTGGTCCAGTAGCACCCTGCGCTCCTTGAGCTCCTTGAAGTTCACCTGTAAGTCCTTGAGCACCTTGAGCACCTGCAGAACCTTGTGAACCTTGTGAACCTTGTGGTCCTCCACTTCCTTGAGTACCTTGGAATCCTTGTCCTCCTTGGGCACCTGTGGAACCTTGTGAACCTGTCGCACCTCCACCACCTTGAGCACCTTGTCCTCCCTGAGCTCCTTGTGAACCTGTTGAACCTCCACCACCTTGAGAACCTTGAGTACCTTGTCCTCCCTGAGCTCCTTGTCCACCTTTAGGTCCCTGAGCACCTTGTCCTCCCTGAGCTCCTTGACCACCCTGAGCACCTTGTCCTCCCTGAGAACCTTGTCCTCCCTGAGAACCTTGGAAACCTTGTCCTCCTGTGGCACCTTGTGAACCTGTTGCTCCACCACCACCGGCACCTCCTTGAGCCCCTTGACCACCCTGAGCACCTTGACCTCCCTGAGAACCTTGTCCTCCTTGAGAACCTTGGAAACCTTGTCCTCCTGTGGCACCTTGTGAACCTGTTGCTCCACCACCACCGGCACCTCCTTGTGAACCTTGTCCACCTTGAGCTCCTTGTCCTCCCTGAGAACCTTGACCACCTTGAGTACCCTGAGCTCCTTGACCTCCCTGAGCTCCTTGACCACCTTTAGGTCCTTGAGCACCCTGGCCTCCTTGTGAACCTTGTCCACCTTGAGCCCCTTGTCCACCTTGTGAACCCTGACCTCCTTGAGTACCCTGAGCTCCTTGACCTCCCTGAGCTCCTTGACCACCTTTAGGTCCTTGAGCACCCTGACCTCCTTGAGCCCCTTGTCCACCTTGTGAACCTACAGCACCCTGAGCTCCTTGTCCTCCTTGGGAACCTTGAGTACCTTGTCCACCTTGAGCACCTTGGGAACCTGTATTACCTTGAGCACCTTGTCCTCCTTGAAATCCTTGACCTCCTTGAGCACCTTGTCCACCTTGTGAACCCTGACCTCCTTGGGAACCTTGGAATCCTTGACCTCCTTGAGAACCTTGGGAACCTGTATTACCTTGAGCACCTTGTCCTCCTTGAGTACCTTGTCCGCCTTGTGAACCTACAGCACCTTGAGCACCTTGTCCACCTTGAGCGCCTTGAAATCCTTGTCCACCTTGTGCACCTTGAGACCCAGTTGCCCCTCCACCTCCTTGTGAACCTTGAGCACCTTGTCCTCCTTGTGACCCTGTCGGTCCTTGAGCCCCTTGTCCTCCTTGGGCACCTTGAGCACCTTGCCCTCCCTGAGCACCTTGTGAACCCACATTACCTTGAGAACCTTGACCTCCTTGGGCTCCTTGACCTCCTTGTGACCCTGTCGGTCCTTGAGCACCTTGTCCTCCTTGTGTACCCTGAGCACCTTGACCTCCTGTCGCACCTTGAGCACCTTGACCTCCTTGCGAACCTTGAGCACCTTGAGCACCTTGTCCTCCTGTCGCACCTTGAGCCCCTTGTCCTCCTTGTGAACCTTGAGTACCTTGAGCACCTTGTCCTCCTGTCGCACCTTGAGCACCTTGTCCTCCTTGCGAACCTTGGGTACCTTGAAATCCTTGTCCTCCCGTCGCACCTTGTGAACCTGTATTACCTTGAGTACCTTGTCCTCCCTGAGCTCCTTGTCCTCCCTGTGCTCCTACCGCACCTTGAGCACCTTGCCCTCCTTGAGCACCTTGGAAACCTTGACCTCCGGTACCACCTTGTGAACCTGTATTACCTTGAGCCCCTTGAGCCCCTTGTACACCTTGAGCACCAACTGCTCCTGTTGGACCTTGAGCCCCTTGAGAACCTACGGGTCCTTGGGCACCTTGTCCTCCCTGAGCACCTTGTGAACCTGTTGCTCCTCCACCACCTTGTGAACCCTGAGCACCTTGTCCCCCTTGAGCTCCTTGACCTCCTTTTGAACCTTGTGAACCTTGAGCACCTTGAACACCTTGTCCTCCTTGAGCCCCCACATCACCTTCAAATCCTTGAGCCCCTTGAGCCCCTTGAGCCCCTTGACCTCCAGTACCACCTTGTGAACCCTGAGCACCCGCAGTACCTTGTGAACCTTGAGCACCATCAGCACCTACGGCACCTTGGGCACCTATAGAACCTTGTGAGCCCACTGCACCTTGAGCACCTTGTCCTCCTTGTGAACCTTGTGAACCGACATTACCTTGAGCACCTTGTCCTCCTTGAGCACCTTGTCCTCCTTGTGAACCTTGTGAACCGACATTACCTTGAGCACCTTGTCCTCCTTGAGCACCTTGTCCTCCTTGTGAACCTTGTGAACCTACATTACCTTGAGACCCTTGTACTCCTTGAGCACCTTGTCCTCCTTGAGCACCTTGTGAACCCGTACTGCCTACAGCGCCCTTTCCACCTTGAGCACCTTGAGCTCCTTGAGCACCTTGTCCTCCTTGTGTACCTGTAGGTCCAATACCACCTTGAGCCCCTTGTTTTCCTGTTGCACCTTGAGCCCCTTGAATACCTTGTGTACCAACAGCACCTGTGGGTCCTACCGCACCTTGAGCACCACCCGCAGGTCCTTGCCAAGTTCCGGTATTATTAATAAGTGTTCGTGTATTATCCCTTAAAGCTGATGTAATGATTAAAGTACCCTGAGATTGTATTAAAGCAATTCCCGTTGGATTAACTCTTAAATAGTTTGTTGCATCTCTCCTAAAAGCCAATTTACCCTCAGTAAAATAAAAATTACCAACGTTATTAGCACTGTCAGTCACATCAATTGTGGAACCACTAGGTATTATAATAATATTCTCAGCCACCTATTTTCAAATTTAAATCTATAATGAAATTTTTCAAAGTTTCAACTCTTTTTTGATTTTCTTGTAATGCAGCAATTCCAATTGAAACTAATAGTTCATATTGTAAATTCTTATAACCATATTTATCAGTCCAAACTAAATCTGGAAACAATTCTTCAATTTCTTGCGCAATAAATCCAATTGCCTTACCTTTTAATAAGTAAGTGTGTCTATCAGAATAATCCTTTAATTGTGGAATATTATCATTCCATTCAAATTTAACACCTCTCATATTTACAAGTTTTTTTCTAACTTGATTTATTGGAGTTAAATTAGTTTTATATCTGGCATCTGACGGAGGTCCTGTAGCCCCCTGAGCCCCTTGAGACCCTTGAGGACCTTGAGACCCTTGACCACCTTGTTTACCTTGAGCACCTGTAGCACCTGGTGAGGAAACTCCTGATGGTCCTTGAGCTCCTTGAGCACCATTACCACTCGGACCTTTAGTTCCTTGAGCCCCTTGAGAACCTTGAGCCCCTTGAGGTCCTTTAGGTCCTTGGGCACCTTGAGCTCCTTGGGAACCAACATTCGGAGGTCCTGTAAAACCAACCTGACCTATTGTACCTTGAGCACCCTGATTACCTGTCGCACCACCACTACCTTGTGCACCTTGTGCACCTGTAGTTGAACCCGCAGCACCTCCACCACCTTGAGCACCCTGTCCTCCTTGAGTTCCTTGAGCACCTGTATTACCACCCTGAGCACCTTGAGCACCTTGACCTCCTTGTGAACCCTGAGCACCTGTAGCACCTTGAGTAGAACCTTGAGCTCCTTGGAACCCTTGAGCCCCTTGAGCCCCTGTATTACCTTGTGCACCTGTACTACCACCTTGAGCCCCTTGAGCACCTTGAGCGCCAGTGTTACCTGTAGCTCCTTGAGCTCCTGTTGTACCTCCTTGAGAACCTTGAGCACCTTGTCCTCCCTGAGCCCCTTGAGCTCCTTGAGCACCTGTAGTTCCACCTTGAGCCCCGGTATTACCTTGAGCACCTTGTTTACCCGTAGCCCCTTGAGCACCTGTTGTACCTCCTTGGGAACCCTGAGCACCTTGTCCTCCTTGAGCACCTTGAGCTCCTTGGGCACCTGTAGTTCCACCTTGAGCACCTGTATTACCTTGAGCACCTTGTGGACCCGTCGCTCCTTGAGCACCTGTACTAGCACCTTGAGCTCCTTGGAAACCTTGAGCTCCTTGAGCACCCGTATTACCTTGAGCACCCGTAGTTCCACCTTGAGCACCTGTATTACCTTGAGCACCCTGTGGACCCGTCGCTCCTTGAGCACCTGTGTTCGCCCCTTGAGCCCCTTGGAAACCTTGAGCCCCTTGAGCTCCCGTAGCACCTTGGGCTCCTGTAGTTCCACCTTGTGCACCTTGAGCTCCTTGAGCCCCTGTATTACCAGTTGCACCCTGAGCACCTTGGACTCCACCTTGTGCACCTTGAGCTCCTTGACCTCCTTGAGCACCTTGTGGACCTGTAGCACCTTGGACTCCACCTTGAGCTCCTTGAGCCCCTTGGGCACCTGTATTACCAGTTGCACCCTGAGCTCCTGTAGTCCCACCTTGAGAACCCTGAGCACCTTGTCCTCCTTGAGCACCTTGTGGACCTGTAGCACCTTGGACTCCACCTTGAGCCCCTTGAGCACCTTGAGCACCTTGTTTACCTGTGGCACCTGTCGCACCTTGTACACCACCTTGGGAACCCTGAGCCCCCTGACCACCTTGTGTTCCTTGAGCACCTTGAGCACCTGTAGTACCTCCTTGCGAACCTTGAGCTCCTTGAGCACCTGTATTACCCGTAGCCCCTTGGGCACCTGTGTTAGCACCCTGAGCACCTTGAGCCCCTTGAGCCCCTTGAGCCCCTTGTTTACCTTGAGCACCTGTTACTCCACCTTGAGCACCTTGTGCACCTTGTGCTCCTGTATTTCCTGTATTACCTTGAGCACCTGTACTGGCTCCTTGAGCACCTTGAGCACCTGTATTACCTTGGGCACCTGTATTACCTTGGGCACCTGTACTTGCACCTTGAGCTCCTTGAGCACCTGTATTACCTTGAGCACCTGTGTTACCTTGGGCACCTGTACTAGCGCCCTGAGCCCCTTGAGCACCTGTATTACCTTGAGCACCTGTGGCACCCTGAGCTCCTGTTGTCGCTCCTTGAGAACCTTGAGCTCCTTGTCCTCCCTGAGCACCTTGTTTACCTTGTGCACCTGTTACTCCTCCTTGAGCTCCTTGAGCCCCTTGAGCACCTGTATTACCTGTCGCACCCTGAGCACCTGTTGTTGGTCCTTGTGAACCTTGAGCACCTTGTCCTCCCTGAGCACCTTGTGCTCCTTGAGGTCCCGTTACCACAGATGCAGTCCCTTGTGTTCCTTGAGCACCTTGTGCTCCTGTAGAACCTTGCGCTCCTGTATTAGCCCCTTGAGCTCCTTGAGCCCCCTGAGAACCCTGAGCACCCTGAGCACCTTGAGCACCTGTGTTGGCACCTTGAGCACCCTGTGAACCTTGAGCACCTTGTGCCCCGACTCCACCTTGTGCACCTGTTGTTGTTGAAATTGCACCTTGTGCTCCTTGAACACCTTGAGCACCTGTATTACCTTGAGCACCCGTACTAGCACCTTGTGCACCTTGTGCACCTGTTGGTCCTTGACTACCTTGAGCCCCTTGTGGACCTAATACCGAACTTGCAGTACCTTGAGCACCTTGAGCACCTTGAGCACCTTGGGCACCTTGGGCACCTGTGTTGGCTCCTTGAGCACCTTGAGCACCTTGGGCACCTTGAGCTCCTTGTTTACCTTGAGCACCTGTATTAGTACCTTGAGCTCCTTGAGCCCCCTGAGCACCTTGAGCTCCGGTAGAACCTTGAGCACCTGTATTAGCACCTTGAGCTCCCTGAGCACCTTGAGCCCCTTGAGCTCCTGTAGAACCTTGAGCACCTGTATTAGCACCCTGTGCACCTTGAGCTCCTTGAGTACCTTGAGCTCCTTGAGCACCTTGAGCTCCTGCAACACCCGTAATTCCTGTAGGTCCCTGTGCTCCCTGAGCACCTTGAGCACCTTGAGAACCTTGAGAACCCGCAGTTCCCTGAGCACCTGTGTTACCTTGAGCACCTTGAGCGCCTTGAGTTCCTTGAGCTCCTTGAGCACCTTTAATATTCGTTGATGGACCAACCCATAAACCAGCACCACTGATAACTTGAATATTATCGGTGTAAGACGCTCCTGTCTGAACATAAACACCAGTACCTAAACCATTGGATAAATCGTATCCATCAGTACTAACACTATCATTACCTATCGTGGCTCTGCTTGAATCTGTTGAAGATGAAAATGTGATGGTTCCCGCCGAAGTCGTAACCATAACCATTTGAGCATCCAAATTATCTTGGAACACCATAAATGGATTAACGGTTAATGTACTACCTGAGGGATATATTATAATATTACGAGCCATTAGTAATTTTCAATGTAAGTTTCTGTCAGTTTCATCATTTCATCAATTCTCGCAATTTGATTTTGATGTTCTTTTATTCCTTCTACTAAATAGGCATTTAATTGTGGGTATAAGATATAATAATACCCATTATCCCTCATTTTTACAACCTCAGGTATATGCTCTCTAACTTGTTGTGCAATGAAACCTAAAGAATGTGTTTTATTGTTTTCTAAATAGTATTGATATTCAGGGGTGTTTTCAGTCCAATCAAACTCAACAGGATTCAACATCATTAACTTAGTAAGTGAACCTTCTAAAGTAATTACTTCATTTTTCAATCTTAAATCTGAAGGGTCGTTACAACATTGTAATCTACAATCATTCAAAACTACAGATGGAGAACCAGGACCACCTACAGGATAAATAAGACCTTGGAAAATACAAGTACTACAACTACTATCGTCGTATATTGGGTCACCATCATTACATTGTGGGTTTCCTGTATTTGCATAAACGCTATACATTCCATTAGGGGTCATCAATTCACAATCATCAAAAAACTGCTCAGACGGATTTAATAACATACAAGATGACGATGGTGGACCCACAGGTCCTTGAGCACCTTGAGCACCTGTTGGCCCTGCAAGTCCGCTTACAGTACCAGCCGGTCCTGTAGCACCCTGAGCTCCTTGAGAACCCGCTCCTTCGGCCGGAGGTCCAGCAGCACCTTGAGCCCCTTGAGAGCCCGGCACACCGACACCACCTTGAGCTCCTTGTGCTCCCGTTGGTCCAAATGAAACAATTCCTGTTGGACCTTGAGCACCTTGAGAACCTACTTGTGGTGGTCCATCGGGACCTTGAGCTCCTTGAGCTCCTTGAGCTCCTGTAGAACCTGGTCCACCTGTTGGTCCTACATTACCTGTAGCACCTGTTGGCCCTCTACCACCTTGAGTACCTTGAGCACCTGTATTACCCTGTGCTCCTGTGGCTCCTTGTGAACCAAAGTGTCCTTGAGCACCTTGAGGACCTTGAGCCCCTGTTGAACCTCCTCCACCTGTTGGTCCTACATTACCTGTAGCACCTTGAGCCCCTGTTGAACCTCCTCCTCCTGTCGCTCCTTGTGAACCAAAGTGTCCTTGCGCACCTACTGAACCAGGTGACCCACCAGGTCCTGTTGCACCTGTCGGTCCAACATGTCCTTGAGCCCCTGTATTACCTTGAGCACCTGTGGCACCACCCGAACCTTGAGGTCCTACTGACCCTTGAGCACCTGTGGCTCCTGGTGACCCTGTTGGTCCTGTAGCTCCTGTTGGACCTACATGTCCTTGTGCACCTGTATTACCTTGAGCACCTGTGGCTCCACCTGAACCTTGTGGTCCTACGGAACCTTGTGAGCCTGTAGCACCAGGTGACCCTGTCGGTCCTGTAGCACCTTGTGCCCCTGAGTGTCCTGTTGAACCTTGCGCTCCTGTGGAACCCACTGAACCTGTGGCTCCTTGTGGTCCTATTGCACCTGTATTTCCTGTAGCTCCTGGTGAACCTGTTGGTCCTGTTGCTCCTTGAGCACCTGAATGACCAGTTGAACCTTGAGCACCTGTCGAACCTTGTGGTCCTGTTGCCCCTTGTGGTCCTATTGCACCTGTATTTCCTTTGGCCCCTTGAGAACCTGTTGGCCCTGTATTTCCTTGTGGACCTATATTACCTTGAGCACCTGTAGGTCCTTGAGCCCCTTGTGGACCTGTGGGACCTTGTGGACCTATGTTACCTTGAGCACCTGTTGAACCACCTGGTCCGGTAGGTCCTGTAGCACCTGTTGGTCCTATATGTCCTTGAGCCCCTGTTGGCCCTTGAGCTCCTGTTGGACCTGTTGGACCCTGTGGTCCTATTGCTCCTTGAGCACCTGTATTACCTTGAGAACCAACCGGTCCTGTAGCACCTGTCGGTCCTACGTGTCCTTGAGCTCCTGTATTACCTTGAGCACCTGTATTACCTGTAGCACCTTGTGGTCCTACATGACCTTGAGCACCTGTAGAACCTTGTGAACCTTGTGGTCCTGTGGCACCTTGAGCCCCTGTATGTCCTTGGGCACCTGTATTACCCTGAGCACCTTGAGGTCCTGTCGCTCCTGTAGGTCCAACTGCACCTTGTGCACCTGTAGAACCACCTGGTCCTGTCGGTCCTGTAGCACCTTGAGCTCCTGAATGACCTGTTGACCCTTGAGAACCTGTATTACCTTGAGGTCCTGTAGCACCTTGAGCCCCTGAGTGACCTGTTGCTCCCTGAGAACCTGTATTACCTTGAGGTCCTGTTGCTCCTTGAGCTCCTGAGTGACCTGTTGACCCCTGAGAACCCGTAGCTCCTTGAGGTCCCGTAGCTCCTGTTGGTCCAACGTGTCCTTGTGCACCTGTTGGTCCTTGAGCCCCTTGAGGTCCCGTAGCTCCTTGTGGACCCACAGCACCTTGTGCTCCTGTGGAACCTTGAGCACCTGTTGGTCCTGTAGCACCTGTTGGTCCTACGTGTCCTTGTGCACCTGTATTACCCTGCGCACCTGTATTACCCTGAGCACCTGTTGGTCCTATAGTACCTTGAGCACCCGTAGCACCTTGAGAACCTTGAGGTCCTGTAGCACCTTGTGCACCTGTATTACCTGTCGCTCCTTGTGCTCCCGTATTTCCCGTTCCTCCGACAGCCCCTTGAGCTCCCGTGTTACCTTGTGCACCAACATTACCTTGGGCACCTGTGGCTCCTTGAGAACCTTGTGGTCCAATTGTACCTTGTGCTCCTTGAGCCCCTTGTTGTCCTTTTGGACCTGTTGCACCTTGAGCACCTGTGTGACCCGTATTTCCCGCTTTACCTTGAGCACCAACATCACCTTGAGCACCTGTAGTACCTACCTTACCTTGAGCACCTGTCGCTCCTTGAGCACCTGTATTACCTGTATTACCTTGAGCACCTGTGTTACCTTGAGCTCCTGTATTTCCTTGAGCACCTGTCGCTCCCGTTGAACCTTGAGCTCCTGTATTTCCTTGAGCTCCCGTATTACCTTGTGCTCCTGTATTTCCTGTAGCCCCTTGAGCTCCCGTATTTCCTTGAGCTCCCGTGTTACCTTGGGCACCGGTATTTCCTTTGGCCCCCTGTGCTCCTGAATGACCCGTAGCACCTTGAGCACCTGTTGGTCCCTGAGCACCTGTTGGTCCCTGAGCACCTGTTGGTCCCTGAGGTCCAACAAAACCTGTAAACCCTGTATTACCTTGAGCACCTGTTGGTCCTTGACCTCCTTGAGCCCCTTGAGAACCTTGAGGTCCTGTGTTACCTGTTGCACCCGTGGCACCTTGTGCACCCACAATACCTGTTTGTGGACCAACCCATGTACCGTTCCCATCAATAACTTGTACGTTATTAATTGTCAGGTTGTTTCTAACATTCAATGTTTTAATCCTTGTAACAGGATTTGTAGACCATAGACCTACAACCAAAGCATCATTACCAAATCTTAATGATAATTTACCAGTACCTTCATTAATAACCTGTAAATTGATACTTCCACTTCCATTATCGAAGTAAAAATATGGTATTGTTGAAGCTCCTGGAGGGTTACCTAAAGGATATATCGTAATATTCTTTGCCATTAGAAATTTGAGGTCTTATTATAAATACAAGAAGCATAAAAACAAATCAATTAAATAAAAAGAAATCCGTCTTAATCTTTAATCAAATGTTTTTTTACTAAGTCTATTGCTTCAGTAAGCTCATTGTAATCCCTCTCAGGGGCATAGAGGTAAGGTTTTGTTTTACCCCCCCTGTTTTCTAAAATCATCAACGCAGGAATGTAATCATTCTCAGTCGCTTCAACAAACAAATCATACTCCTCAGAGTGTTTATCAATATCCCTATCAATAAACTTTATTTTGTTTTCTTTCAGCATGTCCTTAAACTCCGTACAGAAAGGACATCCCTTCATCGTATAAACGATAACCGTAGCCATTTAGGCTTGTTCCATAAGCTCGATTATCTGTTGTTGGGTAAGTACACCTGAATTGGTTTTAACAACTTCTCCGTTCTTAAAAATCTTAACTGTGGGTACAGAACGAATACCCATCTCAGAAGTTAACTCTCTATCTGAATCAACATCAAACTTATACATCTCCATTGGAAGTGTTTCACTTGTCTTTTCAAGTTTCTCCATGTTACCCATAAGAACTTTACAAGGTCCGCACCAAGTGGCAAACATGTCCAAAAAGAAGGTTTCTTTATTTGCAATTTTCTCTCTAATTTCTCCAGCTGTTAGTTGTTTCATATTTTTAAATAGTTTTAGTTTTATTTGTTATTAATGATTTCAAAAAGAATTTAACATCCGTTTCTTGTTCAGGTAAGAAGTAGATGTCCATAGTATAGGTTGGAGTACCCCCACCCCTATAGTGTAAATAAAAACCGTTTATGGTTTTATAAATCACCTCATGATAATTTTCACTATTATGTGTCTTGTCAAAATATACTCTGATAGTTTTTCCAGGGTTTTCAATAGGAAGTGGAACATCAATACTTCTTATGACCGAGAAAAACTTTTCATTTTTTTTCTCAACGTCCCTTATAAAGAAATGGTGTTTAGGTAACATAGTAGAATTATATCAAAATTAAAAGAAATCTAAACCAAAATTATTACCAGGTGTTTTTCCATCCTCGTCTACAAATTTAACAAAACGGTCACCAGATTTAACCAAAACATATTTTTTGGATTGTTTTTTTGTTTCCCAAATAAGTTTCATGGTGAAAGCAAATTTTTTGAGGTTATTATTAACCATCTTATCCAACATATTCAAGGGTAAATTCCAAGATTCATCCAATTGTTTATTATGTTTTGCTAAGTATTGGACTCTTTCCATAGTCACTCGTTCTTTATCGTCCATGAATATCCTATATTCAACAGTAGCCCTATCACCATTTTTTCTTAATGAAACAATAAAAGCGTTTGCACTTTCAACGTAAGTCCTAACACAGTTACTTTGATAAGAACTCTCCTCATTGAACTCTCCACTTGTTTGTAAAATCATTGGTTTGTATATCTCACCGTCATGTTCAAATGGTTTAAACGATTTGAAAAATCCATCAGAGTAAACTCGACTATATTTTCCTTTAGTGTAGGACCTTTTCAAATCTGAAAAGAATATGTGTTCACGATTAAACTCTTCTTCATTTCTACTCTCCCACTTAACATCCTCCCCCAATCTTTTCAAATCATCCATAAAACGTAAATGGTCCAAAAATGTTGATAGAGAAAATTCTGATGTTACAAATTTTTTGAAGATGGTGAAAGCCCTTTTCTTTTCTGCCAAGGAAACATCAAAATTAAACATATCAGTATTCTTACCAAGATTGGCATAATACCTATGTAATGGTGGATTGACAATTAATTTTTTAAGTAACTCACCATCTTGGTGAATCCAATCAATACCAAACAAACCAACCGCAATTCTATAATGTTCCATCCTGTAGAATTGGATATTGTGTAAGTATTTCTTTACCTTATCACCAGTAAACCCATTCTTTAACATTAAAGCATCGATGTACTTCATCTTGGACTTCCTGAACTCTTTTAGTGTTGGTAAATGTCCATAGTCTTCCTCACTCTCAGCAAACACGTTTACATTATTTGGAAACTTAACACCTTTCTTGGTTAAATAAAAAGGGTACAAAAGTTTCATAGGTGAGCTCGGGATAAACCCTCGTATTTCAAACTCAGATAACAATTCACTTTTGAATACATTAAAAATGTGTTTAACCTCTTCTTGGATAACCTCTTTATCATTTACAATATTTGAAAAGAAATCTTTTAATACAAACAAGAATGAATTTAATTCAGAACTATAGAAATTGTTTCGTCTAATTTTTGATTGTCTTTTTCTTTTGTTTTGAAAGTTAATTAAACTTCCAACATACATGTCGCCAGTCTTGAGGTTAATAGTCAAATACCAAATGTTTTTATGTTGTCTAAAATAATGTACCCCAACAGTTCTTCTTTTGTGTCCCGAATAAAGCTTAATCGAAAGTTTATCACCGGTACGAACAACCTTACATGATTTGGTGAGACTATTAACCGAAGTCATTTTGTTAGCAAAGTTCTCAACATAATCACTTTCAGAAGTTGTTGTTGCCTGTATAACAAACTTACCACCCTTCGGTACTTTTTTTGGTTGTACATGAGGGAAAATCAAATTAGTGTCCGAATAAAAATCGGTTTGATAACCTCTCCTGACAACGTGATATAAAATCTTTTCTTCCATTGTATAAAAAAAGGGGAGGTTACCCTCCCCGTGTTTTAGATGTAAGACTCGGCGAGTTCCCACAATTTTGTGTTCAACTGATTAACTCGTTCAAAATTTTTAAGTTCACGAACCGAACTCAAACGTCCACGTTGTGAACGATACTGTTCACCCCCACGAACTAACTTTTCTTGAGCCACGTTAAATACCTTCCAAAGTGACGAACCAACATCACCATCACGATTTGGGTTCAACAAAGTGTTCACATCAATCTTGGGAAGTGAACCCTTATCCCAACGTAACATCGTAGCCTTGGTCATGAAATCTTGAGACTCAATTATTGACATCTCACGGTTTTCAAAAGACTTAACTGAGTTGGTAATTAAAGGAATCTGTTTCGCAAAATTATCGGTAATACGACGAACATCATCCAAGTTAAGATTCTTGTGACGGAAGTTGAACTCTTGAAACGCAGAGGTAGGTAGTGTCAATCCATTTGAACAAACCAATCGGTACAAACCACCACCAACAGTCAAAGCCTTAAGACCATTGTGTGAGTTTTTGATTACAGCTTGAAAGATTGAATCACCAACTTGAGTCAACCCACCATTGGTAAGACGTACTTGGTGTGATGCGTGATTTCCACGACCAATTTGATTTGCCTGAGTTACAGTCCAACCTTCACGTTCGAAGTTTTCTAAAACTTCAAAGGTGGGAACAAATGAATACTTTTCAGATAGTTTTTTGGAATAGTCAGTTGAAAAAACTGATGGGGCCATTTCTTTGATGTCGGAGGGTGTGAGTGTTTTTAACATGATTACTTTTGTTTAACACTACAAAGATAACACAAAAAACTAAATCACAACACTAGTTCAAAAAAATATTTCCGTAAATTGTTTCAATGATTGATGGGTCCAACTTTGGAGTTTTTTTCTTAACCCCGTTTATTTCTACACAAACATCTATTAACTGTTTTTGAGTAAGAGGTATCTCTTTACCGTTCTTTTCATTGTCGGCAGCCAATCCAGCAACCATTTCATAAAACTTATCCTTTTGATTTAAAGGTATAAGATTAGCTAAGTCATCAGGATTCTGATTAAAGAACCTTTTAAATTCCGATAAGTATATTTGAACGTCAACGTTCATTACATAAAAAATTAATCTTCGTCTTCGGTAAATTTGTCCCACATACCAGTCTCCATCTCAGTCCACCCATTAGTAGATAAACTGTCAGGTGCCTGAGCTCCAGTATCCTTAAAGTTGATGAAATCTAAACTTTTCATTGTAGCAACACAATCAGGAATTTTAGTTAAATTAGGATTATTCATAACACCCAAGATATTAAGGTTATCTAATTCACAAATATAATCAGGTAACTCATCAATACATCCAACCAATACTAAATGCTGAAGATTTTTAAATCTTGTAATTGATTGTGGGATTTTAATAATAACATCACTATCTCTATTTTTGATTTTGATTTGTCTCAAAGTATCAGGTAATGATGTAAATAATTCTTCCAATCCATAAAGACCAACAAACTTACCAATAGAACCTTGTTGGAATCCATCAATTTTTAAATCAGTACCAGAACCTGCGGTAAGACCTTTTGCAAACTCAGGTTTGAAATAATCTTTCAACTCAGCCATAGGTCCACTCAAATACTTAACCAAATCAATTTGTCGGTCATCCTTATCCATAAATTGATTGTCAGGGAAGTGGAACTGATATCTTTCTATAGGTAATCCTGTAGTTGGAGCTACCTTTGTATCATTTGGATTATAGACAACATACAACGGTCCTTTATTGATATATCTGTCAAACCACTGTAAACCAGGTGCAGATGTACACCATCTTGTTTCTTGGTTATTACCACCGTAGAAACAAGCAGCTTCTTTACCTTTCTGACCCTTATCTTCAATTTTAATTACTCTCCAATTCTCACCCTCAAATCCAAATTCCGCACCTGGGTGAACAGGCGCCATTTTTCTTTCCGCCTTTGAAGTGATTGCCATTGTAAGGTCAAAATCCTTAACCGCATCAAATAATAAATCAGGACTTAATTTATTAATATCTCTTTGTTCAACAGGTAAACGACCTTTGAATCTATGGAATTTTTTCAAGTCATCAGTAACTTTGTATAAGTCTTCCATAAAACGTTCTTTCATTAGTCTAACCTCTTGCTCAAATCCGGGTTCACCAAAAGCACGTTCTGTGGTTGGATTCAAATATTGTTTAATCAACCACGGTGTATATTCACCAACTTTAACTTTAGCCATATCCTCTTTACTGAGATTTGAGTTATTCAAATCAACTTCATTTTTTCTTGAGGTTGGGTCGGCATCGATTAGCATAAACAACTCATTAGCTTTCAATTTAGCTGGAATTGTTTTTTCACCTTTCTTCTTAGGTTTTACATACTTGTCCATCAAGATTTCAAATCTTGACTGTTCTAAAATTATTTGTTTTAATACTGACGTGAATTTCATCGTTATTATGTTTTACAATAAATATACAACCTTACAAGAAATATTAATAATTCATTATCAATAACTCTTCTCCAATATTTTGTACCTTACCTTTTTTTGCCGCCGCCGCTTTGGCAAATTCTTTTTTTACCCAACGATATTGGTTTTCAGGAAACCAATCGTGTAGTAATTCAAAGTCATAGTAAGACAAAGAAAAATTACCTTGAACTTTTTGGAGGACATTTGCCAACCTTTCATGGTCTTTTCTATCAAAGTCATGATTAGAGTAATAGTTCTCTGTTTTCCAATATGGCGGGTCCAAATAGATGTAGGTGGTAGGACTGTCATACTTTTCAATTACCCTCTCAAAATCCAAGTTTTCAAAGTTAGTGATTCTTGAAAACTTTTCCAACCATTTTGGATTACTTAATTTATCCCTGAAGGTCAAGTACTTGGATTTGTATTTACCCTTTAAATCAATAAAACTACTTGATTCAGGTTTTGAACCACTAAACACTTGGGTCAATACATAAGCATATTGTGCCGCCAACATATAGTCAGGTGCCTTGATATTCAACTCACCACTAAACAAGTTTTGTTGGAAGTTCTTGAATAAAGTTGGGTAGAGTATTGGTGTATTTTCAATCCCCAATTCTTGACAGGGAATAGAATTTATTGCCTTAAGTAACTCAACAGGATTCTGTAAACAAGTAAAAAGATTATGATTCAACGGATTAAAGTCGTTGTAGACAACCGTCTTAAGATTTGGATACTTTTCCAAATCCATATTATAGAAACACCAGAACATACCCCCAAATGTTTCAACGTAGGTTTCCATGTCTGTCGGATACTCACCAACAATCCACTTACCAATTTTAGATTTACCCCCGATGTAACTTAACATATCACAAATATACAATTTTTATTCATTATTACAAAGGTAATTCTTAAAACCCAAAAAGCAAGTTTCCAATGTTAAATTTTTCATGACAGTTGTCTAATGTGTATTCTGTGTTATATTTATGTTAAGAGAGTGTTAACACTTTCCATAAACCAATAAATTTATAAACACATGAAAAAAATATTTTTGGTTATGATGATGGGATTAATGGTATTACCATCATTCGCTCAAAGCGGGAAAGGAAAGAAGAAACACAAAAGACAACACAATACAGAAGTGGTGTCTCCAGTGCGACCAATTCACAGAGAACGTTGGGTTGAACGAAGTGGTGATTTTTACGTGATTGTATCAAGAACCACCATTACTGAGGAGGATTATAGAAAAATCCGAAACAATAATAATCAGTTATAACAATTCTTATAAGGTCTACAAGAGGCCTTTTGACTAAACCCCATGTCCCCACATGGGGTTTTTTTACAATAAGACTGTCCGTACTTACGAGGTTTCTTAAATTTCTTACCCTCATCAAGTTCCCCACCTTTATAATAGTCCTTCAATTCATCTGATAATTCAATAATGGTTGAATAGAACATCTTCAAGAACTCATTCCATCTCTTTGGGTTATATTCCTTAAGTAATGACAATACCTGAATAACGTGAGGGTAATTACCATCTTCCACTTCTTCAGAGGAAATTGAGAATAGAACATTCTTGGCAATTTCATCGGCTTGACCTGACCTGGCAAAATACTCAACCAAAGATTTGAGACTCTTTAATAACTCTTCCTTTGAATACCTACCAAACAAATTTTTATATTCATTTACGATACCTTCCAAGATTTCATTACCATATGCTCTGAATTCAAAGTCATGACCCCAATATGTTTCAGGTTTGTCAGGACCATATTTACTAATCTCCTTTTGAGTTAGACGTGATGTTGTATGAAGGTCCATCAAATGTTGTATCTCATGGTACATTAGATTGTATAGAGACTTTTTACTTGGGACCAAAGATTCATCAGGATTAACCACCATAAAGACATTATAGAGATTACGTGGTTTATCCGCATTAATTTGGTAAACACCACCTTGAGAATGAAAGTCACTCAAATAATAAACCGGTATACTTACTTCAGCACCTTCAGGGTCTTTAACATAGATAGTACCCTTCAGTGGAGCTTCATCATCTTTTTTTAGATAATCTCTCCAAACAGAATCAATAACATAGTTTATGTCAGAAATTGTTCTTGGGTTTAACTTAACCCTTTTTGAACCTTCTTTAATGATTGACTTCATATCAATCATAAATACCAAACCTTTTAGTTTAGTTTAGACCTATCAAATTTTACCCTCATTTTGATATACATGTCCCCTGTAGGGTATCCTTTACCTTTTAACCTTAAAGGTCTGTTAGAATCAAATTCATTAGGTGCTGGAACCTTTATTTCACCATCAGGGTGAGGTATCATATAATTCTCATCTTTCAATTGATTATAATCTAATTTTAGATTGTAAATCAAATCATTACCCATCTTTTGGAAATCTCCGTTATTGTCCATCACAACTTGTAAAATCAAGTCACCATAAAAACCATTGTAGAAATCACCCTTCTCCGCCAATCTCAAAAATTGTCCGTCATCAATGTTTTTAGGAAACGATACTTTTACCGTCTCAAACTGAGAACGGGTACCAACACCTGAACAAGTATTACAATATCTGGTAAGAATACTTCCTTGCCCGTTACAGTGTCCACAAGCCCTCCTAACAACTTGTTGGAGAAATCCCGAACCCATTACTTGTGTAATCACACCTTGTCCACCACAGTGATGACAAATTTTTCTATCACCCCCACTACCACCACAGTCATTACAACCATGATTTCGTTGGTAATTAATATTCTTATCAATTCCAGTATATGAATCAACCGGGGTTACATTAACCTTAATTATCTTGTCGGGATTTTTTCTCTTTTGAGGTTGGTTACCTCCTTTTTGGAACATGTTCTTGAAGAAGTCTTCAAACTCCGTTCCCTGAAATGGGTTGTTTTTTTGACTTAGATAACTATTTTTTTTCTGAGGGTCCGAAAGGACATCATAAGCTTCAGCAATCTCTTTGAATCGGTCAGCACCTTCAGGATTAACATCAGGATGATATTGTTTAGACAATTTTCTATATGCCTTTTTAATTTCCTCATCGGAAGCATTTTCATTCACCCCTAAAATTTCATAGTAATTTTTCATGTTGTCTAATCCAAAGTATCAAGTTATCCTGTTCAAGGATAAAGTTAAGAAAAAAATAATCAAGAAATTTAACAATTTCAAAAATACTGAAAAGTTTTTTTTAGGGCTTGTAGATGAATCCCAATCTGTTATTTTTCCAAAATTAGTTGAGGGTACCAAAGAATGTAAGTTTGAAATTGCCATTTTAGAAAGAGGGTTAAACCCTGAAATACCTCAATACACCACAGATGAGTATGGTAGAAACGTTAAAGTACAACTTTTGGATAATGAGTGGGGTATAATTAAAATTAGTGTTTATAACCAAGAGGAAAAAATTTTTGACATCCAACAAAGTAAAAAGATTGATACTAAAGAATTACTTAGGAAGTATTTGAAGGGAGATGGTTTAAAAATGATTAACTCATTAAACAATAAACTCATCATACAAAAAGATGATGAGTTCAAAATATTTTCATTGAAGAGTGGTGGTGAGGTTGTCAGACTTTTGGAATCACTAACCGATTACTTTATCAAACAAAAAAGAACTGATTGTTTAATTGTAAAAGATACGTCAACCGCCCAAAAGAAGTATCTATTAAAATTTTTAGAGGAGAATGGTTTTGATAAAAAATTATTCTACCGACAGTACACTACTTATCCTCGGTAGTTTCATCTACTTTGGTTTCTTCCTCAGGTTTTAACATAAATAAAAACTCCACACCTGAGATTTCAATTAAAAATTGTTTGTGATGTCTATCAATTTCCCTAAAGTGACTAATCATTTTTTGGTAATCTTCTTTTTCAAGCTCAAAAACCAAAGTACGATTTCCTGTAGGAAACAGGTCTCCAATAGCATCTGATAGTATTGCTAATTTTTCTAACTCCCCCATAGGAGCTTTTGAATCTTTTTCCATAGTGATGGTTTTTCTTTTTCGAATAGTTGTTCTTTTCTCATCGCCATCAATTGTTTGGCGAATTTGTCTTTATCTCTCTGTAATTCAGAACTGTCTTTTTCCTGTTCTTTATTCAGCCAATCCAATAGTTTCTCCCTGTAATCCATTTTCCGTGTTTAAATTTTCAGGTTGATTAAAAATGAATGAAAGGTTTTGTAATTTTTCCAAATCACTCTTTTCAAATGTTTTCTTTAATTCAGACACTACAGTCTGAAATAACTTTTCTTTCTGTTCTCTTTCACGATTAAGTTTAATTACCTTGGTAATCATACCTAAATTTTTTTCAACTTCTTTATCGTTGAATTCACATACAAAACTCATTCCTCTCCAACCTTCTTCCTTGTATTCAAAAGGAACGATTTGAAACTCTTGAGTTGTACTTTTTGGCATAGACCAGTTGGATGGGAATTTTACATCCAAGGAAATATGAGTTTCAAGTCTCCTCATAGAGACAAAAAACTCTTCTAATTGATTCAATATTTGGTAAAGTGTCATGATTGTAAAATGTAAGTGATAATATAACTTAAGGAAAGCCCTATAAAAGTAAGGTCCCTACTAGTAAAGACAATTTCTTTACCGAGTAGGGTCCCGACTAGTTTGATTGAGTTTTTACAAAGTACCAAACAAGAAAAAACGAATATGAAAAGAAACAGTGAATCTGTAGTTAACATATTAGTTAGACTTTGAATGTTCCAAAATCTCTCCTCTTAGTTGTTGCAACAAACTTTTTAATTCCTGAGCAGATTTACGAGCTCTTGTTCCAGCACTTTTATTGCCCTTGTAGAACTTCTCTGTGTCAACTGAAAGAGATTCGGTTACTTCTTTAATTTTTTGTAAAGTTTCCATGTTAATATATTTTTTTTAAAAATAAGTTGTTTATGTCTTTGCGTCAATAGATTAATCAACGTGTATGACTTTATTTTGAAGTGTTTTGTATAATTCTGTCAAAATATCCAAATCGGATTTTGCAAATGGTGTGTCTAAATTAAATAATTCATCGATAAAGTGTGGAATCGCTTCTCTTATATTAACCTCTTTTTGAGAATAAAAACTATCTTGAAAAAAATTCCACATATACTCTTGATGGTCTCCTTCAGAATCAATTAATATATTTTCTTTTTCGAAATCTGAAACCATTTTCTTCCAACACCAATCAAAATGATTTTTCTTGTCTTTATCTGAAAGTAATATTTTTGTTTCTGAACTATCTTCACCAAGATACGTTTCAATAATTGAAATTGCCAATGATTTAAACATAACCCCAAAAAGTTCTATCCTTTCAGGTATCATATTATGCACACTAAACCATACCTCCACTTCACTGTGTGGAATTGGCTTAGACATCCAATTATAAAAATTCTCCATAGGGTCTCTATGGAGAATTTAATACAATTATTTTTTAATTAAAGTTTATTGTGTTTTTTGCTTGTATCCAACAATGTTTTTCATTCTTGAAATTTGCTCATTCAAGACATTCTCTTTCTCAGATGTAGATTCAAGTTGTTTGAAAATCTTTTCTGATTTTGCAGCACCTTTCTTTAATTTTAAATCCCCATCTTCGGTACTCTCACCAGCTTGGTCAACAGGTTGTGGGTATCTCTTATAAGATGCATTCATTTGTTCCGCACCATAAACATTGTCTTTATAGTTCTTAAACATCTTTTCACCAAGTTCAGATGATACCGCATTACCTAAGTCATTACCATCTTTATCTTTAGTTGCGTTTCCTGTCTTAGAAGAACCCTTTATGTTTGCTTCAATCCACTCATCATTTGGTTTGATTTCATCATACACCAAATTTGTCATACCAGGATATGCAAATGCGTCAATATACTCTTCAACAGCATCAGAAGCCTTATATGCCTTCTTATCCATTTCTTTCATCTCACCATTACCTTTTGGAAAATGTTTAGGTTCTGTAGTATACCCTTCAACATTACTGTCTTTAGACCATTTTTTCATCTTTTCAGTTGTTGCCTTCAAAGCCTCTTGATTAGTGTTTTTATTAGCATTTGATATCTTATTCATTTCCATCTCTGTTGAAGGTCTTTTCTTTTCGATATTATTCTTCTCTTCATTAACCAATCTTTCAATCAATTCAACAATCTCATTTTCGGTCATTTGAACACTTTCATGTTTTGCACCTTTAAATCCACCAATGTTCTTGGCAAAATTAGCCATCTTAACTACTTTAGAATCGTCAGACTTCATTGCCTTATCAATACATTTTTTGGTAACTTCACCATCTTTGTCAAGACCATGACTCTTACACCAATCACCAAATTTACCTGATGTTCCTTTTTTCTCCATTTTCTTGGTTGCTTTTTGAATAAATTTACCATTCTTTTCTTCACCAATCCACATGTGTCTTCCATACTCTTCATCTTCCATGTCTTCCAAATCATTCTTCATGTGTTTGTCTTTCTTTGACAACTCTTTGTCCGCCTTAGAAAACAACATACTGTTACGTTTCAAAGCATCTTTAACAAATTTAGCCAGTTTAGTATCCTCATCTTCAAAATCTCCATGGAATCCTTCCATTTCAGTAACCTCATAAGTTTTACCATCAACATCAAAAGATTTCTTACCATCTTTTTTAGCCTTTGCTAACGCTCCTGAAAACGCATTACCTTCTTCAGTTTCTCCTTGTTCTTCCATTTTTCTTTTACGAAGTTTGAAAGGTCCACCGAATTTTTCTTTATACATGTCCCAAAACTTTCTATCACTACTATCTCTACCGAATTCCGCATCGTCACCTCTCCCTTTACGGAACCATCTTTGGTCCGGATATTTTGAAATAAACTCATCGAAATCATCATATTCTTCTTCATCATAATCGAACTCGAAATCTCTTACCGGTCTGTCCATTCTATCATAAAAACCATGGTCACCAATTCCCAAGTACATTTCTTCTTCTTCGTTAAATTCTTTAGCAACTTTTTTTTCGTAGTTATAACCTACGTTCTTCACTTTACCAACTTTTTTTGGACTGTCTGTTGAGAAATCACCATAAGGTTCAACCTTTTCAATTTGGTCATCACCCATTGAATATTCTTTCATATCTTTTTTAGTGGTTCTTAATTTCTTGAAATCCGCCGAAGTGATTTTACCCTTTGGTTCTGCAACATCTATTTTATGTTGTTTTCCTTTTAAACCACTTTTCTTTTCAATTTCAGAAACAATTTTATCTGCTTTGGAGTCAACTGTCTCAGCAATTACTTTATTGACTAATTTATCCAAATATTTTTCAAATCTGTCCATATCTTTTTTTTGTATAAATATCTTAAATTATGTAATACTACTTTTTTTTCTTTTTAAAGTGATTATAAAGTATTCTCTTAATAAGTTGTTCTTCAACTCCTAATCGAACACTCGCACTTTTAACCGCTTCGTCCAAGGAAGACTTATCCTTGTATGCAACCGCACCAGCCCCTTGATTACAATATGGAAAGGTCAAACATTTTTTCTTAACTTGAGCAAACTTACCACCTTTGTAGATTGGTTTTTTACCACCTCTCCAATTCTTACTGTTTTTAGCAACGAATGCTGGTGTAGAGTATGCTCCAACTGAAGCCGAAGTCGTTGCCTCGTTACTTTCAATCTTTTTTAATTTGTTATAATAATCAGGGTCTTCAGACAAATGGTCTTTAGCAATTTCAAAAGCAATGACAGGGTCTGAAGTGTGTTCCATTTCAACTTTAGTACCTTTAACAATCTCACTCTTAAGATGAGATAATGTTTTATCAAAAGAATCTTTTTTAGAATGTTTTTTTGCTATGTCCTTGATTGACATATTTTTGGACATTCCTCCCGGTATTTTCTCACTTTCAGTTGTTTCACCCTCTCCAAATAAAGGTGCCGAAAAGGCTCCAGATGAACCTGAACCAGTGACTTCTGTTGTTTCAGAATTTTCTTCACTCATCTCACTTGAGTAATTAAACATATCTTTCATAACGTCAAATTGTTTTGATACTGTTGGGTCTTTGACATATGCATTCTCCAAACCCTTTTTAAACATATTCTCTGAACTATCCATAATTAAGCATTTTTAAGTCTTGGTTCCCAATAACTCCTATTCATCCACATAAACTGATAGAACTCTCGAAACATTCTCAAAGTAATATCTTTAACATCACCTTCAAGTTTACCTCTTTTAATCTCTTTTGCAATTCTTTCAATTAATTTATCTTCAAATTGCTTGATAGTATTACTCTCAAGAAAACTTTTCATTTCTTTCCTAACCAATACCTCAACTTCTTTTACTTCACCACTTGTAAGTGCCATTATTTTGTTATGTACATGTATGTTAATGTTCCTATAAGAACTGCAGAAATTATATTAGTAAAAGTTCTCTTGGCTTTGATTTTTTTCAATTCCTTTTGAGTACTCTTCAATTCACTCTGATAGATTTCATTTTTACGTCTTTCATCAGATATAATTGTATTATAATTCTCTTCTTTGAGTTTCATTTTAGTTATTACCGTATCTTTCAACTCTACCACTTTTTCAAGTTCAACAATGTGATTGTTGGATAATTTCAATTGTGTCATGGCGGAATCACCACGAAGTAAATCAATTACTATCTGTTTTGCCACAGGAACAGGTAAAACTATTTTTTGAGTGTCAGTATAATTCTTTGTAACGGTCTGCGAAAAACCTGTCGAGCTCAACATGACCATACTTAGAAGCATCACTAATTTTTTTACTAAATTCATTACCAACTTCAATTTTAGTTTCTTTTATGGTTTCAACCCTGTTTTCAACAACTTTGATTTCCTCATTAACAGTTTCAATTTCAGATTGGATTAACTCCTGTTGAAATTCGACCATTTTTATATGTTCATCTAATTGTTTTAATTCTTTTCTATTCTCCTTACCCATTTTAACGACCGTTGTAATTTGAATCAAATACCATAAAACAATAATAGCAAACAACCCTTTCAGTATTGTTTTCCAATTAAACTTTATAAATTCAACAACGTTATTCATTATCCTCAGGAGCTTGTTTTCTTGATGCCAATACACCAGACCACCTTGATTTAAATTTCTCGTAAAAACTTTTTAACTTGTTAATCATCTCTAAAGTATCATCATCAATTTTTAACATGTTACCATTGATGTAAATTCCACTGTCTTCACCAATAGTATAAATAAATTCAATGTCGTGGTCAATAATTTTACCTGACCACTCAACAGTACTTGGATAAACATTAAGTTGATTAAAGTCTACCAAGTCAGATACTTCATTTGTAAATTCATCCAAAGTATCTTGGAAGGCAACTTTATCATCAGTTGTGATATCAGTGTCCGACTTTTCTTTACCGTGAATCGCCAATATTGAACCTGAGATTCTATATCTTTGAACGTATTCAGTTTCTTGTTCTTTCTCTTTTGAGGAGTCTAATGCTGTTTCATAATCATCACCAATTTTTGCCTCAATGTCTTTGGCAACATTTATTGGTCCTAATTTCTCGGCGTTAAGTTGTTCGTTGATTAATCTTGATTGTTTAACCAACTCTTTAATGTTGTCATACCTCTCGTTCATGTAGTTGTTCATAGTCTAATTCTTTTTTAAAACCTTCAAAATTAAATGCCGGACTCAAATCAGTAAATCTGTGATGATAATTACTTCTTGTTGCAATACCATGAAATAATTCAGCACCATCGACTTTCACATTGTGTCCTACAAACTTTTTTGGAATGAGTAAATTTTCACACAACATTTTACACAAATTAGCAGTACTTTTAATTTGCTCATCAGTGTAAGGTTGCCAAAAATTATAATCTCTCCATTTTTTTTCGTAGATTTCTTCTTTATAAATATTACCTAACCAATTAACATAGTGGCTAGTTAACGGCTTTTTATTTAACCACCCCAAATTTTCCAAACAAACAATAACCCCATCTCTTTTCATCGTTGAAAATGAAAATAAATTTGAAGTATCTTTTGATTCTAAAAGTTGTAGGATTTTACCATCTCTACTTACAACGTAGTGAGGTATTTTATCATACTTACCATAACTCCTAAACTTAAGAGAGGTTAGGTATTCCCCAACCTCTCTAGAAGTATGACACAATATTATTTGCTTTTTTCTTTTGGATTTACCATCACCCTTGAAATTCCCGTATGGAATTATCTCAACCATTTCTACTTGAATATTTCAATACTTTTTTATCAGGTGAAGATTCGTCAACTTGTTCTTCTTGATTTTCAACTAACGTAGAAAACTTTGAGTTTGTAATTTCTTGTAAGACACTTTCGAGTTTTTCTAATTCTTCAGAAGTGGGATGTATTGGTTGAATTTCTTTTTCTTCGTTAAGAATTTCAGCCTCTTTCTTTCCAGCCTCTTTAGACATTGTGTCTATATCAAATTCAACAACTTTGGGTTTATTCTTCTCCTCCTCTTCAAACTTAACTAACATATGAAGAAACGAAAGAGAAATTAATGGTAACATTCCACCAGCAAAAAATGCTAAGAATCTTTTGTGTGAAATCATATTACCTGATTCAACACCAATATACGATACAATTGGGTCAACCATTTCAACCCAACTCTGAAACATCAAACTGTTAATATCGATATATTGATAAGCGAAAAAAATGTTACCCAAGAATTGAATCAAGGTTACTATACCAAATGGTAAATAAACTTTCTTACCCATACTAGCCGATATGGCAGCTAAAGCAGCCAACGCAGCAATTTCAATACCAATTGATAGATAAATTGCCCAACTTACAGGATTTGTTATACCATACCAAGTTGTTACGTGTGAGATAGAAACAAAGGCAACCGTTAAAATTGGTACCAAAAATGCTACATAAATAATTGCCCTGAAATTTCTTTGGAACCAATTCATATTAGTTGTTTTCTAATTTCTTTAACTCCTCATCAATTTGTGTTTGTCTGTTGACATCCAACATCTTTCTATCTGTTGATTGTATCATTCTCTTTTCAGATTTCAAACCTTCTTTTTTGAGTTCTTTCATCATGTCTTCCTTAGTAACCAAGGTTTCCATTTTTTTATTGATGTTTGACAAAGTACGAGCATCTCCACAACTTTTGAAGAAACTCAACACCGCAATCACAAGAACAATTACGGTAAAATTCTTTTTGATAAATTCTTTCATAACAAATTATTTTTTGTTTTTATTTAAATAAATACCAGAAAAAGTGATTATAGATACTCAAACAAGTCACTTGATTCATTTCTGAGTTTACGTAAAGCCTTCTCTTTAATCTGACGAACACGTTCTTTAGTAAGTTTGAAATCGTTTCCAATATCTTCCAATGTTCTTGTCTGACCCGATAAACCGAAATAATCTTCAATGATTATTTTCTCTCTATCGTCCAAAATACCCATAATCTCACGTAACTTTTCTTTCAAAATTTCTTTGGTATCAAAAACAGAATCGGGTAAATCAGCATCAGGATTCTTAATCAAATCCAATAATGTGTCACCTTCCTCATTCAAAGGAGCGTCGTAATTAATTACCGTTGGTAGGTTAACAAACTTATCAGGTAAGTCCGTACCAGTTTTTTCAACTTCTTTTTTAGCCTTCTGCAAGTCCTGTACCACGTTTACAGGAAGACGGATTGTACGAGCATTCTCGTTCAGAGATTGTAGGATTGATTGACGAATCCACCAAACTGCATATGAAATAAATCGTAATTGTTTAGTCCAATCAAAATTTTCAACCGCTTTCAACAATCCAAGGTTACCCTCAGCAATTAAATCTGATAACTCAAGTCCTTGGTTTTGGTATTGTTTAGCCACGGTAATTACAAATCGTAAATTACCAATTAGAAGTTCTTGTTCAATTTGTTTCTTCTCAAATGGTGTGATATTACCACTAAGGATTTTTTGTGCCAACTCCCTTTCACGTTCAGGAGTCATTACTTTGATTTTACGAATGTCTTTGAGATAAGTTGCAATCTCTTCTTGATTAATAGGAATGGTGCTAAGTTTGTCTTTCATGTTATTTAGATAGTTTGATAAGTAATTTCTTTTCTTTGGCTGTGAGTGAGTCGTATCCTTTGTCTGTGATTTTATCAAGTAAGTCATCGAGTGATGGTTGTTTAACCTGAGATTGTTCTTGAATCATTTTAATCTCATCTTCATCCTCATCATCAATGTCCATCATCTCTTGTTTGAGTTGTTCAAGACCCTGATATACTTTAACCATATCAATAGTCGTATTTGTTGATTCAGGACCACTAACAAAATCTGTCAAATGATTGTGAAACTCATCATTTGCTAAAATGGTTGACGTTTCAGCCGGTGAGATAATGACAACATCGGCAACGTCAAATAATGAATCCTTAAGGAAACTATTAAGTTGTTGGTAATCCAAATCAGTACTGAAATGGTAAATAATTGAATGCTCACTACGATAAAACTTCAAATCATCTGATTCTACAACAGGTAAAATACTTGAAGATACTTTACCAACAACTTCGTCTTCCTTGTAATCTCCGAACACAGTAACTAAATAACTCAACATGTCTTTTTTGTTTTTTAATAGAACAAAGGTAATGCCAACAAGCCAAACTATCCAAACTTATTTACGAAAAATCCAACAGTTTTCCATGATTGTTCGTTTAGGTAACATTTCATCGACCGCTTTAACAACACCAGGCCATGAATCCTCATAATCATGACCTGATAATATACCCCCACTTTTAACTTTTGGTAACCACAAACCAATATCTTCTTTAACAGATTCGTAAGTGTGTGTTAAGTCAATGAACACGACATCCAAACTTTCATCTTCAAATTGACTCACAGCTTCTGAAGACAATCCTCTGATTGATTTGTAGGTTCTTTCCCCCATGTTTTGTTTAAAAACCTCATAAATGTCAACTTCAGTCGCAAACTTATGTGTGGTGGTTAACTCATTAGGGGAACCCTTCCACGAGTCAATAATGATTACATTACGATTAACGGATTTGTCAACTAGATAAGATGATGACTTACCAAGCCACGCACCTAATTCAACCATTGTACCACCCTCAGGACATTGTTCAATCAAATAATCATATGTTATCATATGATTAAACCAACCTTGTATATCTTCATATGTTTTCATTATTGAATAACTCTTGATACGTTTTCTTCTTTTTTAATTCTAACAACATTGTCGGCCCAGTTTGTAACCAAAGGATTGTGTGTAATTACAAATACCTTCTCAAAGTAATCTTTAATCTTACTAAAGAACTCACCCACTAGTTCAAGGTTGTCATTTGAAATCTTACCAAATACCTCATCCCAAACAATTACGTTTGGTTTTGGAAGTGAACAAATCTTACTCAACACCGCTCTAAGTGCCATACTCGCAATTGTTCTTTCATAACCTGAACCTGACGACATAAGTTTTTCAATACCGGTAGAGTTGTCAATCATAATAAATTCAACCTCATTCTTATCACTAATTCTAATCTCCAAGTTGAAGTAACAAGAATCTTGAAGAAGTCTTTGAAGTTCTTGGTTAATCAAAGGCATCATGGTCTTCATGATTATTTTTGAAATACCGTTCTTTCCAAACAACTCCAAGTAGATTTTGTAAATCTTTTCCTTCTCAAACTCAATTTTAATCTTTTCAATGATGTCTTTATGTGAAACAATCTTATTCTGAGCGTTGGTAATCTCGTTTAGGTTATTTCCTTGTGAACGTTCCAACTCTCGTTTACGACTAATCAATTCATCAATTCTAAGTTGAGCTTTAACAATCTTGGCTTCAAGTTCTTGATTCTTTTTAATCTTTTCTTGAGACTCAAGATATCTTTTAAGAACATCTTGTTTTTTCTCAAGTTTAAGTTTCTCGGCTTCCAAGGAGACTTCAAACTTTTCTTTAATAAGTTTGTTTCGTTCGTACTCATCAAAGTCTTTCTTTAACTGAGTGAACGACTTTTCTTGGGTTTCAAACAGAGCAATTTCTTTGGCAACATCATTCAACTTATCATTTAACTCACCCCTTTCATTAATTCTTGACTTGGTGAGTTCAGCATTCATCAATTCAATACCACAGTGTTCACACTTAATACCATTAGATACAGATGCTGTCAACTTATCAATACCATCAATTTGAATGGATAGTTGAGACTTTTGAATGACTTTATCATTCAAAGACCTTCTTATCTCGTCATGTTTGTCCTCATGGTAATACGAGCTCGGTTCAACAATCTTAACACCTTTAATCTGTTCTTGAATTTTCTCACAATCTCTCTCAGAATTGGTAATTTCAGTTTGTAAGTTTACAGGGTTTAATCCAAGAAGTTCTTTGTCGATGTCAGAATATTTTGCATTCAAAAGACCATCTTTATACTCTTGACCAGTCGCTAATCTCTCGTTGACATCAACAATCTCTTTTTCAACGTTAACATTCGATTGTTCCAAGGTAATTATCTTTTCACCAAGTTGGTCAATCTCACCCTTTAATGTCTCCGTGTTGTAAACATTAGACAACATTCCTTTGGTAAAGTTTGAAGTAATTTCTTTGGCAGCCTCTTCCTTACGTTTGAGGAATTCCAATCCCATGAAACGACTCAATACCTGACCACGAGCAGTTGGTTTTGAATCTATCAACTCTTCCAAGTTGGATGAGGTAGTTAAGATG